AAAATTGTTTAACATTACTTCAACCTGCCAAATGTAATAAGTAATAGCAGGTTGAGCGCATATATAACGTAGTTTTTTAGTAGTGTTTACCATAATATATTAACAACTACAACCATTTATTGTACCAAATATTTCAACTTTACCAAATATTGAACCTATTGTACCGGTTGATACATAACAATTACCAGCACCACTATATAAATGGTCGCCAGATGATATAGTGCCTGTATAATAATAATCTACATTGGTTTCACCACATAAAATCAATCCACTATATATAGGTGCTGCAGTTGTTGTTGTAGTTGTTGTAGTTGTGGCTACTGGTGTTGGTCCTGAAAATACATACATACCAGTTGATTCACTGTAGCAACTACCATCACATAATGAACTGACGTTACAATATAGATACTCTTTATCATAGAATCTTCGAGTTCCGTTGGGAAATCCGGCAAATATTCTTACATTAGTAATTGTGTCAGGATAATAACCACCACCGTCATCTTGCACATCGTTTAAAAGAAATTTTACTTCAAAATCAACATCGTAACCTAGACTTATTGGATTGCCAAATTGGTCTAACAATGTAATTGTAAAATCAGTAAAAAAATCACCAGTATAGCAACCAGCTTGGGCTCCTTCAACTTCAGTTACACTATATGATGTATATACAGGTGTTATACTTAATCCATAAAATTCAGAAAATTGTAAATCGTTAGTTCCACTTGTATTATAAGAAACACTATAAGCAGTACCAGCAGTTGCCAAATCTATTTGAGTACCAGATGCTATTCCTCTATCGGTGTTCATATTATCCATTGAAATTTGTCCTGATGCTGGTAGTGCCATTATTTATTTTTTTTTAATTCGTCAATTTCCGCTTTCAATTCTTTTATTGCCTCAACTAATACAGGTACTAATTTAGAGTAATCAATTGTTAAATAGTTTTCTCCAGATTTAGATTCGGGTGGTGTATCGGTTTTAGTTTCATTTGGTAAATATACCTTCATATCAAATGGTGCTAGTGATACAATATTAGGAAATACATTTTGTACTTCTTGCGCAGATAAACCCAATTGAGTTTTATCATCGGTATATCCAAATGAATTTGCTAACTCATTATTTGTATAGTAAAATCCGTTTAATTGTGATATCTTATCAATTGCGTTAGTAATATTACCCAATTTTGTTTTTAATCTTTCATCGGAGTAATAAGCAGTAATATTTCCAGTTGCGGTAATTGCACCATTTACAGTTAATCCAGTTGCACCAAATGAACTTAATATGGTACCCGATGGAGTACCACCACCATCAGTAAATGCAATGAATGATGTATATGTACCCACAATACCAGCAACTGCTCCCAAATCGAATCGTGAATATCCTGCTAATGTCATAGCATTGGTATCAATTGCAATTGTATAATTTCCTCGAGCAGTACCAAAATAGGCCGATGAAGCTAACACATCACTCACATCAATAACATCTGCATTTACAGCGCCTGTTGATGATATTCTGAAATTTTTTGATGAAAGCCATCCCTCTGATGATATTGTTACACTACCTGCAGCTGCGGTATAAGCACCATTAGTACCTTTTGTTCCGCTAAAAATTGAATTAGAATCTATAGTCCAGCCACCAATACTTCCACCGGTTGAAGTTATATTACCACTTACACTTAAATTACCAGATACATCTAATACAAGTTTATCTTTTAATGAAAATTTACCAGCACTATCTACATAAAATGATGTATTTGGGTCATTATGAATACCATATGCACCAGTTCCAATCCATATTCTACGAAGATTATCAGCTGCTCCATCTGCTATATTTCTAGCATCTAAAAAAATTGCTGCAGAGCCACTATCTCCAACCCTAAATAACTTATCTATATATCCACCAATTCCAGCAATTACCGGCGCTGATATAATATTGTTTGTAATAAACGTGTTACCAATATTATAAGTACCACTGGCCAATGAGTTTACAATTGATACTGCGTTTGAATATGCTGTTGCTGCTACTGTATCAGCATATGTTTGTGTTGCCGCATCACCTCCAGTTACCGTTATCGCACCACTAATATCCAAAGTACTGCCATTCCATCTTAAATAATTACCACCACTTCCTCTTAATGAAAAACGTGGTTCGTATGTTGCACCATTGTACATACCAGCAAATATACCAATCTTATCATATCCAATTATAGTAGGGTGTGTAGATGGGTCATATTGAATTCCGTTTCCACCAACAGTTCCGTTTTGTCCAATTGCCATATAAGGGTCATCTCTACCCCCAGCTAATACAATGTTTGCAAAAGGACTACCAGCATTGTTACCAATATTAATTGTATTTTTAACAAATGATTCATCGAATATTGCAATCTTAGCTGCCACAAAGAATTCTTGGTCACCTAAGTATTGCCACCATGCACTATCAACAGGTGATGGTGAGTAAACAGGTTCATGATATCCAGTTGCGGTACCTGGTCCACTACCACTAATTGCCGCATAATATCTAGTGTTACCACCAGAGTTACCAGGGTCAGGCCAAATTACCGCATCTCTACGATAGTTTGTTGTTTCAACCGAACCTATGTAATTAGTAGTTTGATTCCACACACCTCTCATTACAATACCAGGTCCAGTGTCTCCTTCGTATTGAATTGCAATTGATTGTGTTTTAAAAGTTATTTGTTTTCCGTTTTCAAAATTAATTCTATAAACAATCTGTCCCGTTGGATTTCCAATCGGATTTACCCATCCTGCTAAATTACTAATAGTTGCGTTAGTACTACCATTCAATACACTACCACTAACTTTACTATCACCCAAAACTATATGATTTGATTTAGAATGAATAGTTACCTGATACTCACCTAATGAACCTATATTATTTCCAAATGGGTCTTGTGATTGTGCACTAAAACCAGATGGTCTATGTGTTAGAGCTTCTCCACCTTTTGTTGCCGTTATTACTGCAGATGTATTAGCTATTTCCAACTCACCAGAAACTTTATAAACAATAGAAGTGTTTTCGGGATTTACAACTGCGTTATATGCTTTAGTACCATCCCCAACACCAGCAATTGTTACAGAGGCTTGTGCTCTAATTGGTGCCGATGCTGAATTACTACCATCTCTTAATGTTACTTTCCAAGTTGCAACTTCACCAACAGCAACTGCATCTTCAGGAGCTACATTTCTAGTTGCCGTAGTTTGTATTGGTGTTTGAGCTACATCATCTTTAAAAAATTGATAAAATCTAGAACCAGTTGTATTAAATGCAGTTGCAACTAATGTAATACCATCTGTTGGATTAACTACTTGCCCATCCGAATCATAAGTTATAGTATATGCAGTTGATGTTAAATTAATAGTTCTAGCAGCAGTTGCAGCCACATTCTTCGTTATAGTTTGAGTTCTATTAAATACTGATGATGTAAATCTATGACCAGGTCCCAATGAATATGGAAATGCAATTATATTATAATTTACACTTGCCGATACATGTGGATAATTAAATAAACTAAATGATGCAGTTGCCGAATTAGTACCATTTCCCTGCAAAGTACTTATTGTAATATTTTGAGTAGGTGTACTACCAAATTTAAAAGTACCAGGTGTTTCTGCTGAATTACTATTAAATGTTAAAAATTTACTACCTTCTCTTAATTGAATTGTAGTTTGTGCGGGAGCTAAAGTTGATACAAAACCATTCTCATCGGCATTTAATGTAATATTAGTTGGAGTTATTATTACATCAATTGGTGGAGGTCCATCAACTGCTTTGGTATAGTTTTGAACAATACTTTGTGTGTAGATTGATGATGTATAGTACGGATGTATAATCAATGGATATGTTATACTACCACTTAAATCAGTAAGATTTGAAGATTGAGATACAATTAATGATGCAGTATATGGTATCCCAAATGATGATGTAAAGTGTACATTACCAGGTGTGATATTTTGTGAACTTATTGAGGATGATGCAATGTGGAATGTACCAGCTGCTCTACTTCCAGTAAATATCAAATATCTACTACCTTGTTTTAATTTAATATCAGTTATAGATGGTTTGTAATCTAAAACAGTACCTTCTGCATTTGAGTTTAAGGTTACATTGGTAGGTACTACTTCAAATACAATACTCTCATCACCCGGCTTTCCTTCAGGTACAATTGTAAATGTCTTATCCAAACTTATAGATGATGATGTATAATCTTCGGTATAAGTTAATGTTACGGTTAATGTTTTACTTTGTGATAATGGTGAGTATATATGATTAGAAACTGCTCTTGATGGTATTTCTCTTTTCTTTTCATCAATTGCTACTACTGAAATATTTGGATGAAATTTACCAGTTACATAATACATCCAATATTCCGGCTCAAAATCTATGTTTAAAGACATTGATGGGAACACCTCAAATGATGCGGTAAATGGTTCTACGTTAGTTCCTCTTTTATAAAATGAACCCGTAACACTTGCCGATACAGGTGTAAATATTGTTTGAGTTCTTGGATTGATAGTAAACGTATCCGTATTATATACCATAAATCCAGAATCCAAACCATCTTGCAAATCCTCTAAATTTATAGATGTCAATACAGATGCGGATGCTATAAAAGCAGGTTGTTGTGTTATTGAACCAGACGATAATATATAAACTACTCTTACTTTATTTATAGAATCTCTATTGAATATTGCATTGTAGTTTATTTGTTTACTACCCAATTCCCCAACAGATAATCCTTTAATATAATTTTGATTGACTGCTTTTTGTAAATTGATAAACCTTTCAGGTTCGTTCAATGGGTCTAACGATGCTGACAATACGTGAAGTTGATAAGTAGGCCAGCCTTTTGGTTTTCCAATTGTATCATTTAAAATAATCTCATTTATACCATCAATTCTAACCGCTTGAATTTCCAAAGAAGCAGTACTACTATTTCTGATTTGAGTTCCTCTATAAGGTCTAATAATATAGTTTACACCACCAAATCCATCTAATACTTTTGTTATAATAATAGTATCAGTAAATCCTTCCACTTCACCGGTTATTTCTAAATATTGTACATTTTTATCACTTCTACTACCAGTAAAATTTCCAACAGTTAATACTACATTATCAGGATTTGTTTGATTTAAAACACCAGGATACTGCCCACCTGCATATTGTAAAGCCGTATGAGTACTTCCATCATAATCAAATGATTGAGATGTGTATCGTACAGAACCAGTTAATAAAGTTTTTACAACTTGAATGTTTATAGAAGTTGGGGGAACTGGATTTGAACCAGAATCAAATTGAAAATATAAAGATGATGGTAGTAATTGTAAACCTTTTCTAATTGTTTGTAAATTACCTCCGTTAAATGTTTTTGTTTCTTCTACATTTACAGGTATATAGTTGTTATTAATATCATAGAATTCAAAACGATATATAAATGTTTCCTCCGGTAATGTTCTTGGAACTGATTGTATAAATGTTATTTCATCGGGTGAAAATGAACTTTCTTGAGATGCTTTTAAACTAACATCAGACACATACCAATCGTTTCCACTAACTTCAAAATACAAACTAGCAGTTGCCATTTGTTGGGCAATTATATTTTTAGTTACAGTTGATTTTTGTAAAACTGCCGTTTGTGCTGGTACAGCTATTATTTGTTGTTCTACTTGTACTTTACCGTTTGTACCATCTCTAGAACCACTTAAAAATGCTTTAATATAACCATTACCAGTTGATGTTTCACTTCTAACTTTAAAATCCAAAGTATATTCAACATCTTCGGTAATTGATATTGATTTTGATGTATGGAATTTGTAAACCGAAGAATTACTATTTAATTTAACCGAATTATATAAATAACTTTGATTAAATGTTGCTGTTAAATTATTAGAAGATGTTACCCAATAATCTTTAATAATATCCGATGTAAATATTCCGTAGTTTTCTTGATTTTTAGTTGGTATATCCAAATCCAAAAGTAATTCATTTGCTTCCAATTGAATTTCTTGAATAAATTGAAAGTCGGATAAGTCTGATTGCGATTTTCTAAATACTTTAACTCTAGCAACATCTCCTACAAATGATGTTAAATCAGTAAGACTTATTTTTGCAAATGAACCAGTTAATGCAGTTGCTAAATCATTAACACCTTCTAAATAATTAAAAGTTGTAGTATATGGTGCACTTACAAATGGCTGAACCAATCCATTGGAATCTGTGTATGGATTTGTTACAACTAATTGAGTTTTATTTATTATATCATCTGCAGTTGTTGTATATCCCAATGATGGTACACTTATAGTATTTCCAACAACCGAACTACTCCAAGCATTATATACACCATTATCGGTTATAGTTAATAAATAGGATGTTGGTAAACTATATTCGGATAATGGTTGATTTTCTAATGGTGCTAATGGAATACCACTAACAGTACCATTATTTGTTTTTTGAGCAACTACATTTGAATATAATGGTTTTATTAATTCGGTAATTGATACTTGGGGTCTTTTATAAAATCTAACTCTATCTTCGTTTGCTATTAAACGATTTACTTTAAATTCTTTTTGCCATTTTACATTATAAATACCTTTCCATTCTTCTGGTATTGGTTGTACATTTCCTTCACTATCTATATAAGTTTTTAATTCTCCTAATATAGTTATGTTGGCAATACCAATTGGAGTATCCTCATAAATGTAAACAGCTACTAATTTAGATAGTCCTTCATAATATTCAGGTATACCATCACCTGGTTCATAATAAATTGGATTACCATTTACATCTATTATTTCTATTTTTATTTCAGTAGATTCTAATAAATGTTCAGAACCTTCAATAAGAAATCCGTTTTTACCACCTGTAAATGTATCTTTAAATTCAGATATTCTAAAATATATTGATGATGGTAACTGGTCTGTGACAAAAGTACCATATTCAGTTAATTGTGGCTGTAAATTTGTTGTTTGGTTACTAGCGTATTTTTTAATTCTTGCCATTGAAATTTCTATTAGTTCTCAATATAAATATTACGATAAATATTTATGTTAATACTTATCTAAAGAAATATAAATAAAATTAAAGAAAGTTAAATAATCGTTATGAAAAAATATGCAATGATACAAATTGATGCAGAAGTACATCTTATGTTAAAAGAATTTTGTAAAGATAAAGGTTATAAATTAAATGGTTTAGTTGAAGCTTTGATAAAAGAAAAAGTATTACCAAAACCTCAACCAAAAAATATATTACCTTCTGTTAAAAATTAATCTTACTAAACCCATTATCTTTTTTGATTTCAATTAAACCATCTACAATATCTCTCATTTGTTCTAAATGCGAAATCATCCAAATGAAATCAAATTGAGTTTTGAGATATTGCATCATCATAAATAGGGATGACAGGTTATCACTATCTAACGTACCAAATCCCTCATCGATTACTAAGAAGTTTGGACGAGGTAAGTTACATATGTTAATAAGTGCAACTCTAATTGCCAATCCACTAACAAACTTCTCCATACCACTACACATTTCCAATGCCCATTCCTGGTCATCGTAAACTATCTTAGCGTTAATGTTCTTACCATCCGTATCCATTACAATTCCAAAATCAACAACCTGTCCTAATATGTTGTTAATTTCCTCTTCGATTACAGGCAGAGCCTTAGTAATCAATTCGTATGGAATTCCATCTCTCTTAACCGCATCTAAATAAAATGTGTACAATTGATTCTTTGTTTCCAAATCCTTAACCTCCCCCATCTTAGCTTTCATATCTTTGATAAATGTGTTAATAGAACCGGTATCGGATGATAACTTTAAAAGTTTCTTTTTAGCACTTTCTATCTTACCCTCAATTTCTTTTTTAGATGTTGTTAGTTCTGATATTTTAGTTTGTATCTCTTTGTTTTTAGAAATGGTTTCCAAATTATCATTGTAACGTTGGATATCCCCCTCAACTCCTTCCAATTGATGTTGGAATAGTTGTAGTTGAGTTTCCATCTGCTCTAACTCCAATTTGGTACTATCGCATAATGTGTTACCTTTCTTTTGTTTTTCGGTTAAAGAAATCCACAAATCATATTGAGATTTAACATCCTTTAATGATTGTAGATTTTGAGTAATTGTTTTTGAACCTCTTTCCAATTCTTCCAATACAATCAACTGCTCCCCAACTATCTTTTCAGTTTCCTTTGCATCCTTTACGAATACGTTGTTCATACAAAAGTTACAATTAGGGTCATACTCATGCTTTTCTAAATGAGATAACTTTTCTTTGTTGGCATCCAATGATATGTGTAACTTATCAATAGAGTGTAGTGATGATGTGTATGTGGATTGTAGAGTTGTAAATTTTGTGTACATATAATCAATTGCAGTATCATCATACAATTTACTTTCTTCAATACCCTCTCCAATTTGTTTTAATGCAGATTCATACTCTTCCAACTTAGATGCCTTATCTGTCATCTTTTCAATCTGCTTCTCAATGTTTTGGTCTAAATTTGATTTTTTGGTATTCAAACTATCAATGTTTAAATTACCATCCATTGGAGTCAATTGTTGTGATAACTGGATAATTTCTTTTTCCAACTCACTCTTTTCAGTTTCCAACTCTTTAGATTCAGTATCCAATGTATCAAACTCTTCTTTCTTTTCTTTGAGTTCACTTTGTTTTTCTGCTAATTCGGAAGTAAAATCGGTCCTCTTAAAATTTCTAATAAGTGTTGTTACCTCTTTAATATCTTCACTAGCCGTTTCATATAATTTATCAAAGATAGTTAATCCCATAAATTGAGAAAGTAATTCCTTTCTTTCACTTTGAGATTTATCAATGAATAGGGCGTTGTTTCCTTGCAATGATAAGGCAGTTAGTACAAAATCTTCATACCTACCAACATATTGTTCAATGATGTTATTGGTATCTCTACGTTCCGTTCCATTTAGAATTTCCGTACCATCACCATTCTCTTTCCAAAATTGTACATCTACCTTAACACTCTTACCTTTACTCACTGTCTTTGCTTCCCTTTGAATAAAGTACCTTACCCCATCAATCTCAATCTCCAACTTACAACTAAAGGTATCCTTACGATTGTTTAGAATGTTTCCTGCTTTGAATGCTCTACTACACTTATCAAAAAGGCAGAATGATATTGCATCAAATAGTGAGGATTTACCAGCTGCGTTTGGTGCAAACAATCCCATCAATCCACCTACCTTATCAAAGTTAATTACATTATCCTCCCCATACGAAAACATATTACTGAATTCAAATCTTACAGGTTTCCAATGAATGTTTCTATGAATATCTTCCGTTACGATTCTACTATTTACATCTCTATTTATCGTTTCTAAGCCCTTCAAATCCTCTTCGGTAGTATATGGCATCATTCGTTTAACATACTCCGATATGAGAGAGTTCTGGTGGTTAATATCCGATATATCTTCGAAGTCCAACTTACTACTTCTATTACCCGTCTTACTCTTTGAGAATGAGTCTGTCCGAATGATTGTGAAGTCATCTACGTTGTACTTCATCTTAATTTCCGTTACCACTCTTTTAGTATCCGCAGTATCGGTGTTGGATAACTTAACTCTCAATCGAGGTTTTAATGGCATATCCGTTACATCCGGCACAATACCATTATCCACATTCATAGTGTAGTATCCGTATTCGTTTTGGATATCAACCTCTTCATAGTTTAGAGTATCCATATCCCAAACTACAAATCCGTGCTTATCTAAACTCTCTCCAAAGTTTTGTTGTACCAATGAACCAGCATATACAATCTTACATCCAGCTTCCGATATGATTTCTTGTCTCTTATGAATATCACCTAATAGAGCCAAATCAAACCCATCAAATATCTCCGGCTTAAAGTGTCTACTACTTACCACATATCCTACATCGGTTGTGGATGTATCTAATGGTCCGTGAAATAGTGCAATCTTTTTGTTACCAAATAGTTTATCTGCTGTAATCCAATTATCTCTTTTATCAAAAATAGAGAATACTGAAAAATCAATTCCTCCAATTGAATATACTTGCGTATCTCTAAGGTAATGAAAGTTTGGTAGATTCAATGCATCTACGATTGGAGTCAGAACATCCAATCTATCGGAGTTGTTCATATTACAATCGTGATTTCCCGCAATAAGGATAGTTTCACAATGCTTAGAACACTCCGTAAATAACCAACTAATTTCTTTTAATAATTCAGGACTCATTTCCAATTTAGCATGGGCAATATCTCCAGCTAAATAAATGAGTGAATCTTCAGTTCCCCTCTTACGAATCTCCTCAAACATTTTTTCAAATACTTGTCTATATTCGTTGTGTCTTTTTACATTACGGATATGAACATCTGCAATGTGATATATTCTTTTTATACTCATACGTTGTTTAATTTGGCAAGGACTAAATCATCCCAACCAGTTTCAGTAGTAGTTTTAATAAGTTCGTTTACTCTTTCGTATCCCAACTCTCCGGCATCTTTGCCGTTAGGTATTATATTCTTAACTTTAATTCCGTTTTTAATAAACCATTCTGAATGCTTTGTGGAATCTTCAATAGCATCCGAATCTAACATTATGGTGATTTCTTTTACACCTTTTTCAAAAATCTTATTCTTCAATTTACTTAATAGGAATTTACCCAATAAAGGAATTACATTTCTCTTTACGGAAAATGCATCAAATGCTCCTTCAACTAATGTGATAGGTTCATTCCAATTTATTTGATTCTCAAATACAATAACATCTCTATTGACAGGTGGGTTTTTGTATTTCATCTTTTCATCCTCATAAAAAGAACGAGCAATAAAATAGTTTAACTCACCACTCTCATCATAGGATGGTATAATAACCCTACCCCCATATAATCCATCTTCACAATATCCAATGTTATATTTTACAATCTCCGAATCCTTTATACCTCTTTGTTTTAGGTAATGGATTGCTTTGGTGTAAATTGGATTAAATAGACCCGATGGTTTAAAATGTAATTGTTTGAACTCCTTTGGTAATTGTAGTTTGATTACATACTCTTCCGTTGGTGAGTATGCTGGTTCATCTCCATAGATTTTATGTAATCTATCCAAATCCCTCCTATCAACATTTAGTTTACGAAGAAGAGATGAGATGGAACGACCTTTGGAGTTACACACCCAACAATGCCATTGCTGTGTATCTAAATTGACTTGTAGTTTCTTTTTGTGATGATGGCAAAATGGACAATGGTGTTGTTGCTCATTTCCTTTAAGAGATGAACCAACACCAAGCGTTGTGTCTAAAATCGATATAACTACAATTTTATTTTTACCAGATAGCATAATTTGGATTATAATCTTACAAATATACGAAGATTATTTTACAATTCCAAATTAATGATTGGAATTTTTTACATCATATAAGAAATCTGCTAAAAACTGCATTTTCTTTGTGATAACTTCTTTTGGATGATTTTGCTCAACCATAGCTTTTAAATCTAATATAGATGCTGCCGCAATTTGTACTGCATCATCTTTTGCATTTAAATATGCTTCGGAGATTCCGTATTTTTTTGATATTTCAGGTATTGTCATAACTTTTGTGTTTAAAGTAAATCCCTACGATAGAATTTACCCATTAGGTTTTCGTTTATTGCATTATCATCGGCAAGTACATTATAATGAAACTGCCAATAGATTTCGTAATATGTTAATGATTTCTTAGAGAAACAATATTGGATGATTTCTCTACTGAACTCGTCAGCTTTACCTTCCTTTACTTGCTCTTTAATCCAATCGTTTGAAGAATAGTATTTTTCCCAATCCGAAGATTTGGTTACTGTTCTTTTTCTTTTTTGTCCTTTGAGTGGTGCTAATTTTCTAGTTGATGTAAGTGATTTCTTACCTATATAGTATCTACCAGTTGGAGTGTGAATTATTTTATATACGAATCCCACCGCACCAACAGGCACGTCTTCCTCCGTAACAATATTTCCCTCATATAACCAATTCATTTTATTTCTTTACTACCGAATCAGAGTAGAATTTTGAATTTAATTTTCCTTGTCTAGCTTTTGCTAAATTTGCTTCGTTTGCTAAATTCATTCCACCATCTTCTGATATTGGAGTTTTATCTTTACCTTTTTTATTAATTTGTGAAGTTTTTGGACCGTTTTCACCAAATAATTCTAATATAGATGCCATTGTTTTAATTGTTTAATTATAAATATAACACAATAACTTTTTAAGTATCAAATCTTATAATAAAGTTTACTGGAAAATCAGGCAATGATTTTATTGGTTGTGGTAATTTTGCAACAGCAACCATATTTAAATCATCATCATATAATCCAATTGTTGTAATATATGGTGCTAAATATGAACCGGTAGGGTCTGTTGAAATATATTCATCATAATCATCCCAACTACCATATTTTGTTGGGTCTATATTTGATTGTATCCTAAAATCCAAAGAACCATCACCATTTGGTAAATTGGTTTTTTTCTTTACATATTTTACACCACTTTTATAAATTGGTTTTGAATATGTGTTAGCTCCAGTTACATCATTTCTATTAGTAACGGTTATCATATCATAAGTTGCCCCATCTTCATATACAGCAGATGGATTTTGAGAATAATTAAATTCATGCTCTAAAACCGATATGAATATTTCGTTTTCATAAATTGTTTTAGTAGAACGATAATTTAATCTAAAAGTATTAAAGTTTGAGCCGGATGTAATATCTTTAGCCACAACTATTAATCCCCTATCATAAAATATATTACCTTTAATATTACTACCAGAATCTATAAGGTTTGAATAACCATCATCCGTTAAAGTTCTATTAGTATCATCATCCAATAAAACAACACTACCAATTTTAATCCCCTCACCAATGTATATTTGTGGAATTGAAAATACCACCACCTCATCTTCTAAATTTCTTTCATCGGTAGATGCATATGATTTTCGTAAACCAACTTCTGTTAAAATTGATGCAGTTGCAGAATTTCTGTAAAATTGTGATTTTATTGATGCGTATAAACTTTTTTTAGAAAATCCATTACTTGTTTCATCAAACTCATCATCGAAATTACCACTACTTCCACTTAAAGCAAATATTGGAAATACATCATTTTCATCCAAAGACCATTCTTTGTAAACTGTTATAGGTCTAACAATGATATCCGATTTTGGTATTGGTTTAAGCATTTGTATTTATTTACTTTTATATAAATATAAATAAAAAGAAAAACCCCCAACGAATTGGAGGTCTTCAATTTATTATAAGTTATTTATCAAAAACTCAACTTAACTTTTATAAGTACCTCTTTATCAAACGATTTTGCAATTGGTTGAGATGTTTTAGCCACCGCAATCAATTCATTTGAATCATTCATTAAACCAATCGTTGTAATGTAAGTATATGGGTCAGTTTTAAAAGTTGTTTCACTAAATGTACCATCTACATTTACATATGTTGGATTGTTGGAGTAGTTAAACTCTCTATTTGTTGCTCTTACAAAGAAATGTTGTGTTGATACATTTTCAGTTCTTCTTGCTTCAAAATCTTTACCATTTTTAATTGCGTAGTACAATCTCTTATGATAATATTGTTCAGCCGCAGTTGATGTTGAATTATCAGGTGCAGATGTTGCTCCAGCACCACCAGGTGCTAAATGACCTACAGTTTGAAATGCTTCGTTCCAAACGTTTCCTACCTTATTACCAATTGCTCTTGGATTAAGAACAATAATACCTCTATCAGGATAAAATAAACCATATCCTTCACCAGATGTTGCATCGGTTGTACTTGTAATAGTTGCTTCACTTTGTGTACCTAAATTTAAGTTACCTTCAACAACTTTAAATACTCGTCCACTTAATCCACTCTCATCACTAAATTTCTTACCACTATTATCAATAAAAGTAAATAAACCATTAGAACCAGAAAGTGGTAATGACCAGTTTCCAGCATCCATTTTCTCTCTAAATCTATTTCTACTTAAATTGATAACATATATATCATTCGAATCAACTAAAGTTGTAGAACTATTTTCAAATGAGAATTTAGTATCTGTTGGGTCTAATAAAATTGAACGATATTGTGCATAAGTTGCTTTGGATGCTTGTAATGAATTATCGTTTAAATTCAATGTCATTGAACCACTACCATCTACGTGTCCGTATGCTACTGCAAATTGAACTTCAGTAGTTGAATCGGTTGCTGTATTTTTATCATATACATTATAGTAGTATTGTCCACTATTTTGTGCAACTTGCGTTGATGATGTAAAAAATGTAGTTAATGAACCAGAATCGTTA